GGATCCATCTCGATCGAGCCGCAGGCCGCGGAGGTCGCAGCCCGGTTCGATCCGATGGAGAACGACTCGATAGAACTGAAGATCACGGACACACAGGACTGGTACAGCGTTCCAAACTGTTACAGGGTGTCTGCCGGCGGCCAGTATGCAGTCGCCAGAGACGACGATCCGGAAAGCCGGACGTCAACAGTGTCGCGGAAGGCGAGCCGCGGTGGCACCGGTGAGATCTGGGCCGGCGAAAGCAGCGTATCACTGGGCGACAGCGAGAGCCTTGCCGAGTATGCCATGCGCCGGCTGAGGGAAGCCCAGGCGCCGGCGAGAAAAGTGAGCTACACGAGACGTTTTCATCCCGATGTTACGATCGGCGATCTGGTCAGCCTGCATTATGCAGCGCATAAGATAGACGGAATATTCCGCGTGTCACGCCAGACGATCACACTGGGGTATGGATGCAGGACACAGGAGGAGGTGGTCGAGGTATGAGCGCATTGGGTGATCTTGCGAAGATGCTGCAGCCGAAAAAAAATTCCGGATCTGACTACACGGGCACGGTGACGAGAGTCGAGGGCAGCACTGCCTACGTGCAGCTGGCCGGCTCAGATATTGCTGACACTCCGGTCGCCATGACAATCACCGCAAAGCCCGGCGATAAAGTAAGGGTCCGGGTTTCCAATGGGAAGGCACATCTCACCGGAAATGACACCCTCCCACCGTCGAATGACCAGGAAGAAGTGTCCAAACGGATGAAGTCGGATATGAGCAACCGGAAGAAGAAGATAGATATCGCTTCGGGCATCATCGCTTTTCTGGGAAATACACTTGTTGTCGATTCGGACAACTTTAAGCTCGATGAAAAAGGAAACGCCACTTTCAGTGGTGATCTGAAGGCTGCCAGAGGAACCTTCAGCGGTGACCTGGAAGGTGCGAGCGGGACATTTGAGGGAACCCTAAAAGGCGCCACGTATGTTGACAGTTCGAGCAACTTCTCCATGGATATCGGAACACATTCGCAATCCGGAGCGATTTCACCGGCGTTCAAAATTGGCGGCTACATAAACGGAAATCCAAATAACGACTATCTCGAAATCGAAATGACCCTGTACAAAGTGTCTGGCGCGGATCTTCCCCAGTTGTACATTGCCGCGACCGTTAAGGACAGCCCGACAGCGGCAAACGAGAGCTCAGTGAGCCTCGGCGTTGGAAACACCGGCATTGATTTCTATGGTTCGTGGCTGGAATCCGGCAGCCTCACGCGTGTTCATTCGTCATTGCCGTGGGGATATAACCCGTAAAGGAGGAAGCAGATAAACATGATCATTCGAGGAACAACGCCAACGCTGATTTTTAACTTACCATTTCCCGCCAGCACAATGGCCGCGTTTTATATCAACATCAGCCAACGCTATGAAAATGTTCAGATCGAAAAGGCCGCGGAGGACTGTGTAGTATCTGATAGCAGCATCACCCTGGTCCTCACGCAGGAAGATACGCTGAAGCTGATACCCGATAAGCAGGCTTTTATCCAGATACGTGTCAGAACCAACGACGGGACGGCGCTGGCATCTAAAGTGTTCGCCAGCGCTGTTGGAGACGTGCTGAAGGAAGGGGTGATCTGATGGATGTAGCTGAATTCGATGTTGTTTTCGAGCAGCAGGATATAAACGAGCCTGTCTTTACAGGAGTGCAGCATGTCGTGCACGAATGGCAAGGCACTCCGATCGCCACTACGGACGCGCCCGGATGCGTGATCGTTGGGGAGAATCTTGAAGTATCCGGAAACGGTACGCTGAAGGGCAAGCCCGGAACCGTGACGGAGATCGCGACAGGCGTCGGCCTGACGGGCGGACCGATCACAGGTTCAGGCACGATCAAGGCGCAGCTGAAAAGTGAGTCTCCGGCTTCTTATAGCAGTGCGACTCCGACGGATGTTTTTGATCGGCAATATCCTGTCACGCCGGATGCGGATGGGAATCTGTCCGTAAATGTGCCGTGGACGGACACACGCACTGAGTACGACACAATGTCACAGGCTGAAGCGACTGCCGGAATCGGCATCATTGGAAAACTGATTTCGGCAAAGGTACTGGTCGATACGATCATCGCTAAGATTGCGTCGGCGATCTCGGGGAAGCAGGACATCCCGCTGTGGGTAGATATGGGAACAATTTCATCTCTGCCCGTCACCAAGAATGTATCCGGGATCACTGCAGGCATGATGTGCACGGCCTATCTTCTGGGCACACCGTCCGCACAGACGAGTGACTGGAAGGTAACGCCCGCAGCCGGATCGGTGACGGTCAGCGGTACAATCAGTGGATCAACCACGCTTGAGATTAAGCTGGAGAAGGTCATAAACGCATAAGAAAGGGGAAGAAATGGTTAAAACAACGATTTATACAACTATTGAAAATCAGATCCGCAATGACGGGAGCAAGGGTTTGCTCTACGATCATTTTGAAGACTACGACCGTGCGATGGCAAAATTCTTTACGATCTGTGCGGCGGCGGTGGTCAGCGAGATCCCATACCACAGTGCTCATGTCCTGCGGAGCGATGGAGTGATGATCGAGGGGCGTGTGTGGGATCGCCGGGTTGAGCCTACACCTGAGAGCGAGGAGGTAGCGGAATGATGTTAAGTTATCTGACAATTCGGGGGGGGTACTCCGAGTATACAGAAAGAAAGGAGGCAAGGCACTGGCTTAGTCTTGTCTCCGTGGATCTCCGAGAGAGGAGGTCTGAGGCGTAGGACGGAGGTGATCCGTCTATGAGTGTTAGCACAATAAAGATGACAGGAAATTCATGCAGGACATTCACAAGCACCTTGGGAACAAGTCAATTCACACTTAACCGCCAGAGGTGCTTTCAAGACGGGCATAGGGTGGTTATTTCATTCGATGCTACTGCAAATAATGCAATAAGCAGTGGTGGATCAATACCGTTTTTGCTTGTACCGTCCGAAATAGCACCATCCGAAGAACTGTTTGGACTTGGATGGGTTGCCAATGGTGCAAATATCAACATTGGGTATGTCAGGATTGTCAAAAATGGTAACAGCTACTATGTCGGACAGAATGTCTACGGCACGATTGCATCCGGGACTAAGCTGTCATTCTACTGCGAATATTACATCTAACACTCATACGCCGAGTATTTATGGCGATAAGCACTATTAAAAAGCCCGAAACGTTTACACCGGTGGATGTATCATCACATGCGACTGTTAATGCCGCATGGACAGCTACATCCAAAAAGTTAATCAAACTTGGAAGCACTGTGTTCTTCACCGCATCGGGATACACTACATCATATGTGGCAAATAATACCTACCATATGGTTACGCTCGATTCTACGTTAAAACCCAAAAACTCGCCAGCATTTATGGGTGTACGGACGGACGGCAATTATAATGTGAAAGGTTATCATTCTGTCCATGTTAACATGGGGCAATCAAGTATTGATGTATCGGCAGATTCAACACAGGGTTCCTACTGGTTCATCTCTGGATGGTTTGAAGTGTAAGGGTAAGGGTAAACCAGTGCCATATCATGTATGGCGACATCTACGATACCAATGAGGAAAGCATATACATCAGGTACGGATGGTATATGGAAGTACCGCAAATATGAGGACGGCACATACCATGCGTGGTACGAAGGTGCTGTCAACTTTATGGCAGGTACGGCATGGCTAGGAGGATATTCTCACTCCACAAAATCCGACCTGTCTGCACCGTCTTTTTCCAAGACGATAACATCACTCACAGCCGCACCCAATGGGTCGCAGTTGTTCGCTTATCTGGGCAACACGATGGGGAGCGGCAATAGGCTTTATTTTTTGGATGGTGTTTCAACCGCACAAGATAACAAGCCTGTCCGCATAGATATGTACGGAACGTGGTGAGGTGTTAGAGGAAACGGCAGAGGAAAACGTATAATTCATAGTACAATAACTTGAAGCATCTCATAACGAGGTGCCTTTTTTATGCAATCACAATCAAGAAAGAGAGGGTATTCGCTATGGAGTCTCTTCAGAACATCACTTTTACGCATCGTTATTGGATTCTGCTTCTGCCGTTGGTTCTGATGGCCGCAGATATCGTCACCGGGTGGATTCAGGCGACGATTAATGGTACATGGGACAGCACGAAAATGCGGGTCGGTCTCTTCCGGAAGAGCGGGGAGCTGCTGGTGATCGTGATCGCTTATGTGATCTACGCAGCGATCAGCCTACCGTTCGACGTCCCTGCATTCATCGCAGGCTACATAATCATTATGGAAGTAATATCGGTCTGCGAGAATTTGGACCAGGCGGGGCTGCCGGTTCCGGTATGGGTTACAAGAAGACTGAAGAAAGTGGCGAAAGATCTGTCCGAAGACGATCCGGAGAAAGAGGATCCTGAAGCAAAGTACTGGGACGACGATGATGAGGTGACGTCAAAATGACAATAATTGAATCAGCGACCAGCTGGGCGATCGGTATCGCTAGGGATCAGTCGCACGGTTATTCTCAGCAAAATCGCTGGGGGCCGAACTATGACTGTTCGAGCCTCGTAATCTCCGCCTACAAGCAGGCTGGAGTTCCGATCGACACGACCGTTGTCAACTACACCGGCAATATGAGCGGATTGTTAAAGTATGGCTTCAAGGAAGTGACCAGCTCCGTCAACCTAACGACCGGCTCCGGCCTGCAGGCGGGGGACATCCTGTGGTACCACATCTCCGGCGCCAACGGCCATACGGCATTATATGCAGGCAACGGGAAGATCGTCCACGCCAGAGGACAGTCTTACGGATCTAGCAAGACCGGAGACCAGGGATCGGAGATAGCGGTCACCGCTTACTACCGAGGCAAGTGGCAGCACGTATACAGATATGTCGGCGGCACCACGACTGCAGCTCCGGCACCAGCTGCGTCAGCTCCGAAGCGGTATGCGGTCAGCACGACGCTTCCTATTATTAAGTACGGGTCGATCAGCAGAGCAGTGAAAGTCTGGCAGGATATCGTCGGCGTGGAGTCTGACGGGGAGTTTGGCAAGAACACTCTGGCGGCGACGCTTGCTTTCCAGAGATCCCAGAAACTTGAGGACGACGGAGAAGTTGGACCGAAGACGTGGGCGGCTGGACTTGGTAGGTTGGCATGATTTCGTGACTAGAATCGTGACTAGATTTTTTAAGAATACCGTAAAATAGGCATCCGCCGATTTTATATGGTCGAGTTCGAATCTCACCACTCCGATGATCTGAGAAAACCGCACGGTTGACAGGAAATTTTAGTTTTCCTCTCAACCGTGCGGTTTTTTTATTGTTCTGAAGCTGTTTTATTTTTGCCTGTCTGGGTGCAATTTTGCTCGCCGTGGTCACAAAACATGACTAAAATCGTGACTAATTATTAGCCATCTTGGCAAAGTAGTCGACCGCCTTCAGCTGCATCTCAAGGTCCACGTCGGACAGGGTATCACGGTACACTCTTTTCATGACGTTGTCCGTCTTCCATCCGCCTCTTGACATGATGTACTGGTCTGGGATCCCGATCGCGTGGAGGATCGATGCGGAGTAGTGCCGGAGGTCATGCAGACGGAAGTGCGGCAGCCCTGCTTCCTCCAGCGCCTTGCTGAACCTCTTTGTGACACTCTCCGGCGAATATTTCGTTATCACATAACCGAATCCTCGGCCGATGGTGTCAATGACCTCCTGTGGGTAAATGATCGACCTGTATGAGGTGTAATTCTTCGGCAGATCCTTGTACACGAATCCGGTGCCATCTGCGCGGACTACGGCCCGCCTGACCGTGATCGTGTTCGTCTTCCGGTCAATGTCCTCGTACCGGATCGCGCAGGCCTCTGACCGGCGCATCGGCCCGAACGCGCACAGGAGCACGGCGATGTAGAGCTCACGGTCCGGACGGATGTAGTCGATGATCCGATTCACTTCTTCCGTCGTGGGTGTATGCAGCTCCGGCTTCTTCGGCGCCGGCAGCGTAACAGCCAGGACGCACTCCGGGCGGTACATCTTCACGGCTGCGGTCAGCAGGCTGTACACGCACCGGACTGTCTTCGGGGACTTGCCTGCGGTCACCAGATCGGAGATAAAGCGCTGCGCCGCTGTGGAGTTCAGCCGGGAGATCGGCAGGGATCCGATCCTGGACGACGCGAAGTGGTTCCGGTAATTAGACTTATATCCGCGGACGGACGCAGGGGAGAGAGCGGCCTCCTTCACCTGTATGTAGGATCGCACGGCCTCCGCGACGGACATATCGGTGTAGTCGTCCCCGCTCTTGTAGCTGTTGGCCATCCGCTCCGCGCCGGTCTTCGTGTCCGCTGTGAAGGTCTTCTGGTGCTGCCGGCCTTCGCTGTCAGTGTAATCGTATATGGTCACGCGCCACTT